TCACTTTAGCCAGAGGGAAGTTAGTGATTAAAGAAACTGCCAGTTGACAACTCTGAACAAAGTTGTTATTGGGTTGTAAGTGACTTCGTATAGTATTAGTAGGAACTTAACTAAGCTGTGAATGACCTATTGAAGAAAACGATATGGACGTGGGTTCGATTCCCACCAGCTCCACAAACAAAAGAGGTTGTATGCCAAGAATACGTAGAACATTTGGAAAGAAAACTCGTAAGTTTGATGAACAAACTTTTGAAAATGATTTTAGATATCCACCAAAACCAGATTCATATTATGATGTGAAAGAGAAAGGACAATGCCGATGGTGTGATGGTATTATTAATGATGAGTATGGTAGGCGTAACATGAGAGCCACATGGCATCCTGATTGTAGTGAAGAGTATCTGATGTACTATAACTCCAAACATATCAGAAAGTATATTAAACAAAGAGATTATTGTGAATGTGCTGAGTGTGGTGATTATGATCCAAGGTTTCAGATTGATCACATACGACCACTGTATGAACAAAAGTATAAACAACCTGATGAAGTAGATTGGTCATATTGGGACGAGAAGAATCTACAAACACTATGTCGTAAATGTCATAAGGCAAAGACTAAAGGCGACATGGAAAGACTACGAGAGTTTAATGAGGGGATCTAACCGATCTTTTTTCTCCACTAGAATTCAAGAAATCAAGACGACCTGATTCCCTCATTATGTGGTATAAGATAAGAGCAAGAGATAATCACATGGGTAGACCTGATGGGTTTGTCCTTACCTTTCATTTATTTGCTGACAACCAAGCAGAAGCTATCAACATACTTACTGCTCAAGGGTTTACTGAAATAAAAATCCTAGATGAGTATGATGAGCACGACCATAGTTGGTTAGAAAAAAAATAAAAAAACTTTAAAAAAATGCTTGACTTTCTTGTTTTTTCTTTGTAATATCATATATGAAAAATAAGGAGAAAATAATGAAAAACATAGTTCCAACCAAAGAGTTTGGGTATAGACAACCTAAACTTCGTCAAATGAAATATATAACTGGTGATGTCCTCATCGGTTTCTTAATGGATAGATTTGACTTTACTGCTAAAGAAGCTATCAAAATGGAAAAGAGATTACCTGGTGGTCTAAAAGTGCAGGTGATATAATGTGGAATTTAGAAACATATCTTTTTACAGTTACCAAAGATGTAAGAGTGCCTGGCACAATCAAACCAATTCGTAGAATGAAGTGGAGTTGTGTAGCTGCTTGTAATGAAGTAGAAGCTAAGTATAAAACTCTCCGATGGCTAAGTGAAGAACCTAAGTGGAAAGGTTGGGTTTTAGATGAAGATAGTATCGAGGTCAATGACGAGAAATGGGCTCATCGTAACGAGATTCCAGGCTATGAGTGTGGAGAGTTTTTCAAGGAAAATAAATCTGGTGTTATTGCAAAATAATGCTTGACTTTGTCAATATTTCTTTGTAATATAAGGTATGATAAATAACAAAAAAATAAACAATAAAGGAAACAAAATGACTAAAGAAGCAATTCAACTTGAAGAAAAAAGAACTTATTACGAAGCAGTAAACAACTTGCTTGAGAACATCAAAACCGACTATGCTAATTGGACTACTTGGGAAGAAGGAATCAAAAGATTCAACGAAGGTATTAGAACCGAAGATGGTAGAAAGTATACCAAAGTTATCCAAGGCACAAGTGTGTGGGGTTTCATCGCTAAGGCTGATGGAGTTGTAAAAGGTTTGCCTTGTAAGAAAGGTGATGTGTTCAAAGCTGCTGGTTGGAGAGGTCCTGCTAGATACACAAGAGGTAACATCTTTGCTGAGAACCAAAACTATTTTCAGTGGACTGGTCCTAACTACATGGTGTAATGATGGACTTGTTAAAAAATATCATTGGAATCATAATGAACCTAAGTATGACGCTTGGGTTCTTTATGATGCTCTTCATAATGAGAGCAATACAATTAATAAAAAAAGATGAAAAAGTGCTTGACTTTATCAAAAAAAATTCGTAATATCATATATCAAATAAAAGGAAATAATAATGAACTTAAATAAAAGAGATCAAAAAGAAATACTAGAATACTTAAAACTTATCACCAGTGAGCTAACCGATGCTTACAATTCTACACCTGATACATCTGAAAACAGTGATGCCCTTTACTTCATAGATACTGCCAGAGACTTAGTTGATGAACTAACAATCAATGTTGAGGATAACCAAGAAGTACCTGTTCCTCATGAGGATATGGATAGAGAAGGTGGACTTATGGGTCCTGATGGACTTCCATTGATTCACATAGAAAGAGATACTAAGGTCGGAGTATAGGTAATGATAGGATTTATAATTATAGCAATTTTTCTATTGGTATTTATTCTCGAACTAACTGATGTAAAGAAAGAGAAAGAACATAGGTTTGGAGTGAAATCAAATAGATGGAGATAATGCAAAATAATTTTAAAAAGTGCTTGACTTTGTCAATATTTCTTTGTAATTTAACGTATCGAAAATAACCAATAAATAATAAAAAGGATAAATAAATGACTTACTTATTTGAATACACAATCTTAGATGACAACATCAAAGTTGAATATACATTCAGCTCTGTTAGTGATGAAATCAAAGTTATCGACATGTGGGTTGATGACAAACCTCATGATGTAAATTGGATGAGTCCTGAAGGTAGGGCTAAGCTAATGGCTAGATTAGAAAATGACTTCACTAATAGAATGTGTGGTACTACTGATGATGAATCTTATATGGATAATCTAATGACCACTGGCTTTGGTGAAGTATCTGAACAAGATGAATTTGCTGAAGGTGGTGAGTACAATGGTATTGAAACCGAAGTTGATCTTGATAGGGATGTACCTGGATTTGAGGGCACTACTGATGCCTTAGAAGACTTGGTTGATGGTATCGTTGGAGAACCTGAATACTTAGGAGGTAGATAATATGTTGAGATCAGATTGTTGTGGAGCGATAGTCTATGATGACTATGATATTTGTTCAGAGTGTTTAGAACATTGTGATGTTTGGGAAGAGGAGTGTTAATATGTTTGGATTAAATGAAACAAGATATGGAACTAAAGACCTTATTGCTTGGGATGTAAATGGTGGTGTCGAAGACATCACCTTACATAACCTGCTCGTGGAAGTAGGGTTGTTAGATGAAGGTCATGGTCATGAAGAGCTAACTGTTGTATGGGAATATGCCGACCAAGAAATCCACATCCAAGAGATATATGATAATGATTCAGGAGATGTGCTATGGAGACTACCAGAAGATGAAGCATATTCAGAAGAAGATGATGTTATAATGAATTCACTTCTCATGTGGGGTGAGTTAGAAAGTACGATAATGTAATGGAATATTTTAAAGACATACTTCGTATATATAAGAAATCGGGATACGACTTAGCACTCTCTTACTCTCGTAACTTATTAGTCAACAACAAAATCTCTTTTGACTCTCATAAAAAAATATCCGATTCTCTCTCCTCATTCGAGGTGATGAATCGAAAGACACGAAAGATTTTACTTGACAAATCACTAATAATTTTGTAAATTAAACTAACACTAAATAGGAGAATATAATGGCAGTAAACATAAAAAAGATCGACTTATCACAGTTCATGTTGAATGAAGATGATGAGATGATGATGAAGAAGATGGACAAGAAGTCTTTACCTGATGAAGATATCAAACCAAGTGTAAACCTTGATCTTGTAGATGAGGCTACACTAGAAGAGAATATCACAGCAGCTGGTGATTACTATGATTATGATGGTAGGGAAAGTATCAATGACTTGGAAGACCTCGGAATGGATATTTACTAGGTCGATGATATTTATGAATATGGATGTATCAAATGATGAACTTAAAGAGTTACTAGAAAGGTTTATGAATCGCTTAGATAAGATGGAAAAAGAACGTGATGTCATGAAGAAGAAACTCGATAGAATGCACAATCACATCAGAGATGTAAATAAAGCACTTGATGAATTATACTACAGTATGGGTGATGAGCAAGACATCGAGTTTAATGTTTCAGAAGAAGAATTAGAACATGTAAAGCGTATTACTAATTTAATTCAAAATGATAAGATGGACTTTCTAGATGACGACCAGTTTAAATCAATGATACATTCTGTAGTCGGAGAATCATAACCCAATGATATTCCAAGTTCTTTGTGCCATGTTAGGCATAATCTCAATCTTTTTAATTATGCTGGTATACTATAGTTTAAAACGTATCACCACGTATGAAGAAATAATATTACAAGTAAATGATAAAATAGAATATGTAAATGCTCAACTAAAACTAATAGATGAAAAGGGAACTTTTGAAGCCGATGATGAAGTGGGTTTCTTCTTTGAAGAACTAAAAGAAATCGGTAAACTACTTGATAATTTATTTGAAGAGGTTGAGGATGATGCCAACATTAAAAAAGAAGAGAAAGAAGAAGAGTAAAATATATTTTGGAACACCTGTTCATGATGCCATTGTAGCATATAACAGGTCTGAAGATTATACATTCAGACATAAAATATACACGGATGAAATACATCCAGCATTTCTAAAGTTAGCAGAGAACATAATCAATACATTTAAGTTTAGTTACTTTGATTATGGATTCAGAGATTTACAAGAGGAAGTAGTATCTAACTTAGTATTGAATATGCATAAGTTCGATGAAACTCGTGGTTCTAAAGCATTTAGTTATTTCTCTATTGTTGCTAAGAATTATTTAATATTAAATAACAATGCTAATTACAAGAAGATGAAATCACATGATGATATATCTGTCTTAAATGGTCAAGGTATTACAGATAATGAAATTAATCCATCTATATCAAAAGAAATATTTGAAAAAACAGTTGATTATTTGTATGAAAGATTAGATAAATTGTTTCCTAAACCAAAGGATAAACATGTAGCAGAATCTATTTTGTACTTATGTAAAAATAGAGATCAGATAGATAACTTCAATAAAAAGGCTCTGTATATAATGATTCGTGAAATGACAGATGTACAGACATCTAAGATAACTCAGATATCTAACGTATTTCGCCGTATTTACCCTCGTATTCAAGAAGAAATACTATCAAAAGGACACATAGATAATCTAGCAATAACTGGTTCTATATAATATTCCTTGTATCCTATATTTATAGTTAGGATACTTATATGGATAATGACTTTAAAATATTTGATGGTAAGAATTTCTCTGATCTTTCAAAAGAGATATATGAGAATTCCAAGCTAAAAAAGACTCAGATTGATCTTTTAGTCCAAGAGGTACATGGTTACATACAAGGTATAGAAGATATAGCTGTTGTAGGTCCTATTATAAAAGAACTGATGGATGTAGGGATTAAGAACGATGATAACTTGGTTAAGTTAGCAACTCTATATCAACGACTTATGGCTAAGACTATGACAGCAGAATCAGATGTAGCATTATTATCCGATGAAGAAAAAGAAGAGTTGATGAATGCTCTTGAAGATGTATCTACAGACTTACAGAAAAAATCAGATGAATTAGGAATTGAAGAACTAAGAGAAAAATACGGAAAAACCTAATGGCAAGATATCCAGTATTTAATAGATTCAAAGCTACCTTTCATTTAGGACATGTAGACAGAGTATATCCATCTACTTCAGATAGTATAGAAGCCACATACGGATCAACTTATCATGAACCTCAAAAGATAAGATTTGTTGATGTCATCTCAACTGCAACAAATCAAGATTATAAGTTTGCAGTACCATTACTTAGAGGTGTAAGTGATTCTATAACTCGTGGAGATTTAATTCTTTATACTATTTTGGGTGATAAAATTTTTTATTTAGGTCCAATCAATAGCAATAATTTACCATCAGACGCATCTGATCATACTTATAACTCGAAAAAAAATTATCGAACAAGAAAACTATCAGACACACTTAGTGGTTATAATAAATCTGTACCTAAAAAACGAGTTTCAAAAATAGCAAAACCTACAAATTTAAAAATGGATTTTGTAGGTGAAGTAGATGACAATGGAGAACCGTTAGCAAAAAATCCAACAGAACTTAAAGATACAATATTTACTGATTTGATATTAGAGGGTAGATATGGTAATTCAATTAGAATAGGTGCTCGTGATCGTTTTCCTAATATTTTTATCTCAAATAATAATGATAAGGATACTGAATCACTAGAAATAGGAACATCTACTATAGGAATGACATCAATAGGATCGATATCAGATAATTTTTTATTAAACTCTGATTATACTTTGTCATGTGATGTCGAACAGAGATTAATCAACATCGGTAATGATGTGGTTTTAGAAGAAACACCAGAAAATGTTTTTAACTATGGTTATGGTGAAAAAGGACTTACATTAGACGAAGTACCAAAAGCACAAATTATAATATCTTCTGATAGAATAATATTTGATTCAATGCATGAAGATATAACTGTATCCTCTAACAGAAACATTAATTTTGGAGCTAACAAGAATTTTACATTAACTAATAAAGGTTTCTCAGTATTTGAAACAAAGAATATTTATATAGGAACACAGGCTAAAAATAGAACTCAACCCATGGTATTGGGTGAGGAATTAAGGCATTTATTAATTAGAATACTTAGGGTATTAGCAGATGCTCAGGCACTTGGTGATATGAATGTACCACAACCTTTGACACTGTTTCCTAATATTCATAGAGCTGGTACTCTAAGAGATGAGGTACAAAATATTATGACAGATTTTAGATTAGGAGAACTAGAAGCTGGAGTTAATCCACCAACTCCAAATCCATCTACGTTGTTAAATGTTGAACAAGATAATAAAGGAAATCCTGTACCTACTGGTGATAGGATTACAGACCAAGCATCTTTTCTTAGTCAATATCATTTTATAGAAGAAAACACAAGACCTGATCCTCAGGCTGAAACACAGGAGTAAATATGAAGTTATCTTTATTTAAGAAAGTAATAAGAGAAGTAGTAAGAGAAGAAATAGAATATTCTCTTGCCGGACTTCGTAAAGAATTAAAAGAAGTACTGGTTAGTAAGATAAATGATGAGATGCTTAACGAAACACCCACTGTAACTAGTACTGTTAAACCGATTCAAAAAACTGTGACTGAATCAAAACAGAAAGTTCCGATGACAAAGGACTCTATATTAAATGATTTGCTCAAAGAAACTGCTGATTCAGGTGAGTGGCAAAATATAAATAAAGAAACTGAGACCACTTCTGTAATGGATAACACTCAGAATTTACCTGATCATTTAGCAAATGCTCTTAATAAAGATTATTCACAGGTAATGAAAGCTGTAGAACAAAAGGCAAAGTTTAAGAATGGCGCTTAGAAGACCAAGAGATAGTGGAGGTACTTTACATAATGATCTTAAAGATATTGCTATTGACCGTTTAAATTATGTAGATGAAAATGTTTACGATAATTTAGATAGAGAAAGTAAAAGAAAAATAGATGAATACACTAGAGAACAAGCAGTTGCTATGAGAGCTTTTTTAGAGAGACAAGAAATGAAGATAACTAATATGGAAGCAGTGGGTATCATAAGACCTGGATCAATTCAGGTAACTGGTGGTTTAACCACACCAGCAGCACCAGGTGCTCCAGTATCATTAGTTAATCCAGCAATAAATGTAAAACCAATTAAATTGTTAGTACAGATAAGTCAAACATCTAATAAAGTTGGTTTACCTCAAGTATTTAGAAATGTAAAGAAAAGTATTGTAAGATTTTTGGAGACTATTTTTTAATGGCAATTTTAGACAACAGAAAAAATCCATTTATTGATGATCAAGATACTAGAGTTAGTGTTGGAATTGCATTACCATTTGGTAGACAACCTGGTGGAACAAGAGGATATTTTGCAACAACTGATACAACTATTGATGCTGTAAAAACAGATGTTAAAACTTTGTTGATGACACAAAGAGGTGAAAGATTATTTCAACCATTACTTGGTTTAAATATAAGAAGATTTTTATTTGAACAAATCACAGAAAATACTGTGATTGAAATTGAAAATGATATTGTTGATACATTTAGTAAGTGGTTACCATTTGTACAATTAAGAGATATTAATGTAGATGTTAGTAATCAAGATAAAAATCAAATAAAAATATTTGTAAAATTTAATATAGCAAATACACCAAATGATTTACAATCTGTTGGTGTGGTGTTGGAGTAGAAAAAATGGCATATTCTGATAAAACAATTTCACCATCTAATATAAAATACACTTCAAAAGACTTTAGTACAATTAAAGCTGATTTGATTCAATATACAAAAGCATATTTTCCTGATACATACAAGGATTTTAACGAAACATCTCCTGGTATGATGTTAATAGAATTAACAAGTTATGTTGGTGATGTATTAAGTTATTACATCGATTACAACTATAAAGAAAGTTTACTCACCACTGCTACTGAACGTAAAAACGTTATTAGATTAGCAGAGTTCTTAGGATATAAAACAACGCCGACAACCGCTGCACATGCTAAAATTAAGGTCACTACTGAAATAGGAGCTGTTGATGGTAAACCTGATTATTCTAGTTTAGGTGCATTGTCAACTCCAATAAATGAAGGATTGCAAATAGCATCTTCTCAAAACTCACAATTGATATTTGAAACATTAGGTGAAATTGACTTTTCTATTTCTGGTTCACCAGATGTACCATCGGCAACTTCGTTTGATAATGAAGGTATAATTACTGGATATCAACTAACAAGGTATGTAAATGCTGTATCTGGTCAGACTAAAATAAAAACTTTTACTATTACAAGTCCACAAAAGTTTTTAGAATTGGACTTGGGTGTTCAAAATGTGGTTGATATAATAGATGTAAAAGATAGTTCAGGTGCTGAATATTTTGAAGTTGATTATTTAGCACAAGACAGAATATTAAAAGAAACACATTATACAAATGATCCAAATAGAGTAAATGATGATGGTGCTAATAGTGCTTACAATCAAGGATTGGTTGGTGGTGAAATTTCTGTAGATGTGTCTGTACCCTATGTTTTAGAATACATTAAGACAAATAAAAAATTTGTACGTAAAGTAGATCCTGAAACTAATAATACAAAATTACAATTTGGTAATGGATTGTACAAATTCAACATATCTGGTTCATCAAGTGCTGGATTATTTTCTACTATAGAACAACAAGGTATGAACGTTTCTGGTGTTCCATCAACTGTAATCAATAGTGCGATAAATAATCTTACTACAAATAATTCACTAAACCTTGGTGAAACTCCAGCAAATACCATTTTAACTGTAAGGTATAGAGAAGGTGGTGGTGCTACTTCTAATGTACAAACTGGTGATTTAACAAATGTGTTAAATGGTCCAAGTGGAATTACCGTTACAAATATTAGTCCAGGAAATGGTGGTACAGATGGTGAAACCATAACAGAGATAAAAGAAAATGCTAAAGCATTCTTTGCTTCACAATTAAGATGTGTAACTCGTGAAGATTACACTGCTAGAATATTAAATCTACCAGCAAAATTTGGTAACATAGCAAAGTCATATGTTGTTAGACTAAACGATATTAGTGGATTAAAAATTTATACATTATCTTATGATCAAAATAGACACCTTGTTCAAACACCACCATTAATATTGAACAATCTTAGAATGTATTTAGAACAATTCAGAATGATAAACGATGCTTTGGATTTTGGATTTGAATTACCAGGTGGACAATTTTCTGGATATAAAATAAATTTTGGTGTTTATTTTGAAATAAACGCTGATAGAAGATTTAACAAATCTGATATTAAAATAGAAGTAATAAATTGTATTAGAGATTATTTTAGAACAGATAAAATGCAATTTGCTCAGGCAATAAATCTTGGTGAACTTAGGTATCAAATATTAGGAAAAGATGGTGTTATAGGAATTAAAGAATTAAAATTATTTCAATCTACTGCTGAGATTGATGGTTTTAACTCTAACTCATCAACCAATAGAGAGTTGTTTACATTTAATAATGAGGGAAGTTCAAATGGAAATGTTGGATTTGGTTGGGCTTACTCATTTCAAAATGCTTTACAAAATGACATCATAAGACCATCAGCTACACCAGCAGTTTTTGAATTACGAAATCCAAATACAGATATCTACGGGAGGGTGATCTAATGCATCGTTCATTTTTTGCTGTAAAAGATACAACAATAAACAGTGGTTCTGATCTTATTGATGGAACAACTTTTCAAGATAAAAATGTTGGTCAAGATGAAGTATTAGAATTAAAAAAAGTTTTTGACGATAAAACATTCAAACATCCAACTCGTATGTTGATACAATTTGATACTGATGAAATAGAAAGCTATATAAGTTCATCGGTGTTACCAAGTGATTATAAATTAGTATTGAGATTATTTGAAACCGCTGGAACAAGTGGACTTAGTAATGATTACACCATAGCTGCTTATCCCCTAAGTGAATCTTGGGATGAGGGTATTGGTATGGAAGCAGACAACCCAAAGACAACTATTGGGTGTAGTTGGTTGAACAGAGAAAATGACAGCCCTAATGTATCAGAAGTTACATGGTCTAATGCTGGTGGAACTTATATAGCTGGTGATGAAGTCACACAATCATTTTCACTATCATCACCCGACATCGAAATGGACATCACTGATATGTCTAAAAAATGGTTTGGTGGTGTAAATCAAAATCATGGAATCCTACTTAGATTTTCAGGCAGTTCTGAAAAAGGTGATATAATTTCAAGTTCGGTAGATTTAGTAGCATCATCTTCATTTCAACGTAGTGTAACAGGCACTGCAGCGGGTGATGGTTCATTGTTAGCACATGTTGTCACAGTTCAGAGTATAGGATCATTTGGTGGATATGGAAGTTCAAATAAATATCTTATCAATGGAACTGTAACGGGTAGTGTCAATTTATTATCAGGTAACACATACAGATTTTATCAACAAGATAGTAGTAATAGCAATCATCCATTTTTATTTTCTACTACTTATCAGCAAAGTGGAGTCGATGCTACAAATTACAGTACTGGTGTTACCAGTGTTGGTGTTCCTGGTAATACAGGTGCTTACACTCAAATAGTAGTTACCGATTCAACACCCACCTTATATTATTACTGCGGTGTTCATGCTGGTATGGGTGGTAGCGGAAAACTTGTAGATGGGGTAGAGCAAGGTAGAGTAACAACTGCGACATCTTCATTATCTATTTCATCATCTGTATCTTCATCATTGGTTGAAACCAACGTTAATCATATTTTACAAAGTGGTGAAGCAGAAGACCTAAAATTCTTTTCAAGACAAACCAATACAATTTATTCACCAAAGTTAGAACTACGTTGGGATGATCACTTACCAGCAACTGGTTCAAATACAGGTAGTCTAACTGCTTTAGATTTATCTGGTCAGACAGAAAACTATGTATATCAATTACACAAAAGAGAATCGTACAAAGAAACTGAAACCGTTAAGTTTAGATTTGGTGCTCGTAAGAGATACATTGACAAGAGTTTTACAACATCAGTACAAACCGTAAGTGGTAGTTATTTTGCTGAAGGTTCAGCATCTTATTCTGTAATAGATATGGCAACCAATGAAGATGTCATACCTTTCAGTGCCTACACCACGATGAGTTGTGATCCTATATCACCATATTTTACACAAGACTTGAATACATTTGAACCAAATAGAGCTTACAAAATATTATTAAAAGTAAAACATAATGATGGTCAGGTCATTGTTTACGATGATGATTTTGAATTCATACTTAGGAGTTAGATATGGCACATATGTCAGGATCTATGGGACACTACAGTGGTTATGGAACTATACAAATCCATTTACAAAATACAGGACCACTAATTCAAGGAACTGAATATACTTATAAGGTTCAAGGTCAACCACAAGAAGATAGAGCAATTGCTGATCGTATTGAAGGTCGAATGGTTTTAGTTGATAGTAATTATACCATAGGTGAAAACCCACCACCATTCAGTGCTGGTAGACCATTGACTGTTTATGTTCCTAATCAAAGTTTTCCATTAGTAACATCATTGATAACTAAGATAGAAGCATTGGAAGAACCTAAAAGTGATCCGAATGAAATCACAATGAAGTTATACGATGGCGCTAATCTAAGAACATTTCAACTAACAGAAGAGATGTCGATAGAAGAGTTTATGTCTACTGTAGTAAAAGATGTTCCAATAGAAGCGATAGAAGAATTAGATTCTAACAATCAAACTGTTAGTTCTTATCAAGTTACTAAACCTGAACCACTACAGAAAAAATCTCAAAGTAAAAAGAAGAAAAAGAAAAGTAAATTTCAATTATTTAAAACTAAAAGTAAGAGAGTATTATCAAAAAATACAACCACACGACAACAAACATCAGTACAAACAAGAAGTCAAGACGGTGGTAGATCAGCAACAACTCAAAGACCAGGAGGTAATGGTGGCAGAACTTACTAAAATCAAACCTGGTGTAAAGTATAATATAATGGTTGACACACCAAGTGGTGGTCCTAATTACTATCAAGTCAGTTACATTGGTGACACAACACCACCAGTGCCTATGTATGAAGAACCACCGATAGAACCAATACCAGCTAGTTTCCCACCAGCTTATCAAAATTCAAACAACGAAGGTGTTGAGGGATTATTAACTGGTAGAAAATGTGGTAATTGTGTTTTCTTTGAAGCTGAAACAGGTAACTGTTCTAGGTGGAATGCTATAGCTCGTAATTACTATTGGTGTGCTGCTTGGGAAACAATGGAACCTGTTATTGCTCAACCAAATCAATTCACACCACTTATAGATCAAGCAACTAGTTCTGATGAACCTTTGTATAATTTCTTTTTAGAAACCATAAAAGATCCAATATCTCAAGAACCAAACATGTCAAATTTTTTAACACCATTTGATTCATTGTTTTCTACATACAATGGTTACTTATATGGTGATGTACTGAGAAGAATGGTAGAGTCAAATAATGCTTTTGATTTTGACAGTGCACCACTAACATTTTTCTTTACCGACCAAAATGATTTTTTATTAGCAATAGATTTTATCAATGAAGGTGGGTTAAGTGAATTTGATATTCCAACTGAAGAATATGATTCAGTTCAACAACATTTGTGTATTTACACATTAAGCAAAAAAACAACTTCTAGTTTACCAAGTAATTTTCCTCAAATTACAACGATAGTTTTACATGGTAGTTATTTTGGTGAACCAATAAACATTTTATCACAAGTTGATTTTGTAAACGGTAAAATAGCATATAATCCAAAACACAATGGTAATACAAAACATGTATTAGTTGATAGTAGATATACATCAATTGAGACAAGGGGTGTGGTTCATATTGATATTTTAAAGGATAGTGTAAGGGAAAGGTTACTAAAATTTTTAGCTGATAACTCTAAACCATATAAGTTAGATGGATTATCAAGTTTTAAATTTTTACAATGGGTTGCTGACAGATCATATAATTCAGAGGCACTACAGGCTTTGTATCAATATTTACAAACTATAAATAAAATATCATCTGATGATGAACAATTAATTCAGTTAATTTCTAATAGTTTAGGTGAAGAACTAGTTGATAATCCTATAACAGTACAATTACCTATGTCAGGTAAGGGAGGGGATTGATGGCTATTCGTAATCAATGGTTGGATTATTATGAATCATATGATGATGATGGTAATGGATTAGGTGATGCAATTGGTAAAGAATACTATTTTGATATTACAATAAGTCAATTTAATCTTGATGTAGCTAGCTCTACTGGTATTGATCCTCAAGATATAGATGATGGGGTAGAAAATCCACCATTTAATCAAGCTATGTATGATGCTTTTAATATAACAATTGATCAGTTAGAGGGTGAGATTAATTTACCATATCAATATGAAAGAACTGAAGAGTATCAAAGAATAAGAGTGCCACACTCTTTACTAGGTGGATTTACACAATTTAGAATAAATTATCAATACATATATTATCCAACTGATGCTTACCTCGATGACATAACTACTGAAGGGTTTGTTCATGATGGTTTTATACAAACAAGTAGAACTATAGTTCCAAGAGGAACTGTACCAACTCCACCACTTCCACCACCTGTTTTTGAAATAGATGAAGATCAAATCAAAGAAGCATTGGCTGATAAGATATATGAAAAGTTTTTTAATTCTGATATTATAGTAGGTGGAGTATCTGATATAAAATCTATTCAAACCACCACTTCTACTGATGGTGTAAATTATGGAACAGGTCGATCATCAGATGATGATCAATTAATATTTTTCAAAAAAGATAGAAATACACCAGAAAACCTTAAAGATTTTAGTGGTGATGGTTCAAATGGTATACAGGCAATATCAAATGCTATAAGTGCTAGCTTAGCTGGTACTGATGCACGAGGTCGTGTAGATTTATCAGATAAACTTGATGATGAACTTTCATTAAATAGAGTCGATGTTGCAACTAGAGAATCTTCAATTGATATTGAAGGTTTTGAATTGGGATCAGTATTAGATCCTAGTGGAAACCCAACAAGTACACCAATATATTTTAGAGGTGAGATACAATATAAATTAATATACACTATAAACGCTGTGGATGGAAATGAAAATCAAATCAATCAAATTATAGAAGTTCCATTTGCAAAACAATATCAGTTTTTTCAATTTAACGAAGGTGATGCAAAACAACAAATATCAAATCCTAACGGTGTTGGAACTGTTGACAGACCAGATGAATGGGCTAATCAATTAAATATATCACAATTAACACTTGCTAAACCAGGTACTAAAATATCAAGTGACAAGGCTTTAACTGTTTTAGATACAAATATTTTTGAATTGTTACCTGGTGGTAATCAAAGACAAAATGAAATAAATAATTTCTTTCAAAGATTTTTTCAACTTATAGGACCTAAACCAACTTTTACTGATGAAGATGGGAATGGTGTATTAGAAACAATACAAGATTTTGATAATCAATCTAATGTAAGGATAAGTAGTGAAGATGGTAGAGATGATCCAACTGCCTTTATAACTAGAACAAATCAAGAGGCAGATCAATTTAACACCAATAAAACTTTACAAAGTATGAGAGATACTTTAAATGAATATCTTGGAGATGTTGATGCTTTGGTGGAGAGTGTGAACGAACAACGTCCTGAATATGAAAATAAATCAGAAGGATTTTTAAAGATAAGAAGATTAAATCAATCCATATTAATAAAAAGTCCAATCGGAGAATCTTCTTTTGATAATTGGGAACAAGATGGTTTTACTATAACAATGTGGGTTAGATTTTTAAACACTATAGGTGGTGGTAGTTTATTTACTTATGGTAATCCCATGACGAGAACCAAGTCTAGTTTTAGACTAGATACACTAACAGTTAAAGCGGGTGATACAATTAACTATGGTGGAGCAGAATACACATATAAAAAATCTCGTAGAGTTGTTAGACTTGTGGTTTGGGATGATAAAAGAGAAGATGATCATTTTATGGATTTAGTTGAAGAAGATAATTTTGAATTTTTAAGTGTTCCATATGAAAGACGAATGGGTGTGATGTATGATAGCTCAGCGCCGTATGATTTAGAACCAGATATTTTTGAAATAAACCAAGGAGATTTAGATCAAAGAGGATTTCCAAAACAACCAACTGTCATAACTCAAATGCCAGCAAATCTAAATGTAAACTCTAATTCTGGTAGAACTCCTAGAGATTATAATTTCTTACAATACACAGATATACCAACTGATGATTTAGAAGACTGGTTTTTCATATGTGCTACATACAATCCAAATGTAAATGAGATAGGAACATTTGGAAATTTTGGTCAAAGTGGATGGCCGATCAATATATATGGTAAAAATAATCTAAAATTAACTGGTGGTGGTCAAACAACTCCTGTTGAATATAGATCAGGTGCCAGTCTAAATGGTTATCAATTTACAAACACCAATGCAAGTCTTAGAGATGAATTAATTTGGTTAAATCACAAAACACCATTGAATGGTGACCTAGAAATAACCGATCAAAGCTTCTTTGGAAACCGATGTAAAGTAGAGGTGATAAGTCGTAGTGATTTATTAAGAGCTCGTGGTTATAGGGTATAGATATGTCAAATATCATAATAGAAGGCAAAAATCTAAATGATATAAACCAAAGCAACTTTCAAACCGTTGGTGTTCGTAGTGGTTTTCATTTTATAACAAATCCAAATGCTACATTGAGCGTTGATGAAAGTGTTTTCAAATATGATACTCTTGAAATACACGAAGCTAGATTAGGTGATGATTACGAAAATATTTCTTTTCCAAAACAATTATTAAAATCTGTTACTATTGAACCATGGCAAGGTAGATTACATTATGATATACCGTTTACAGGTAGCTTAGATGGTTTATCAACCGATGCTGTTCCACAGTTTAAACCAATATCACTTGAAAATTTAAATTTAACGCCATATATGTCAGATGGTAGTATACCATACTTATATCCTTACTTATTTACTGGTAATTTATTTAACAACAATACAAGATATAAAATCAATAGTTTCTATGATCGAATAAACAATAATAATGCTCTTGGATTAGAAGAAAAAGAATCAAATGTTTTTATTGTAAAGGATGATAGATTTTCATTAGGAACTTACACCGAAGAAAACAAACAGTATTGGGAATTACAAACAAGTGATCCCATATCACGTAATTCACAATTTAGTTCACAAAGAATGCAAACAGCGCAATCTACAAAATTAGAAAACACTGGTTTAATTCGTAGTGAAGAAGAACAGTTTTCAGTTGATGCCTTTACCTTTACTGAACGAGATGGTGTTATAACTCCATTGTTTTTTTATTATGATAAAAAATTACATCCCACTGAGTATAACAATGCCACAACTGGTAAAGTCAATATGAGGATAGAACTTCGTGAGTCTGGTAGAAATGGTGAAGGTGAGATAGATTTATATCAAGAAAGAAGACCAGTTAGACCATTTCTCATGGGATTTGAAAAAGATGAACAAGTTGGTGCTGGAATCAATCCACTTAATGATGAACAGTTGATTGGAACTGGTGATGTGTATGGTGACGGGTTATATTATTTTGATACAAGAATTCAACTGTCTGCTGTTGCTGAAGAAAGTTCTTATCTTTTAGGAATATTTAAAATACCTGAAGATAACTTAGTATCAACTGGTGGAGCTGAAGGAAAATATACTTTCATGATGCCAAACGAAGATGTTCAGTATTTAGCTAAGTTCAGACCTAACCCATATATAATTATGAGACAAAGATTTACTGATCAAGACGGTAATGAAATCGTAGGGGGTGCTGAATCTAAGGGTGAGATTAGACTATGGAAATCTGAAGTTCATGAAAATGATGGTGATTACGAAATGAGACCTCTTAATAATGAAAGCAAGCCACCATTTAAAGTCAATGGTGCTAGGTTTTTTGAAAACACTTTTCGTCCATTTAACTTAGGTGGTAATCTTGTTACTTTAGAGCAAAGGGAAGTAACTGATAATTATAAATTCAAAGGTTTTACATATCTATCGGGCAGTGCCGATCCTCAAGAAGTGCCATTTGAAATATTAGAAGATGTTGAAAATGTAGATGAAAATTATTATGGTCCTGATGGTAGTGATGAAACCAATATAAGAACAATAAAATTAGTTCAAGATTTTTTCTATCCAGCAGGTCGATTAAACATCTATGCTAACTATGGATTGATAACTTTTACTATTCATAACTTCAACAACACTGTTGATTTTGAAAATAATTTTGGTGATGCTCTAAGATATGGACCTTTTAAATTTGCTACTGCTCTAGGTGGTCAGTTAGGTGGAGCACCTAATCCTGATAATTATAGATTTGATGACTTGACTAGTTTTCCAGCATTTAGTCCCAATGCACCAACGGTAAGACTTTTGATATCAGGTCCTGAAATGGGATATGTCAATACTGTAACCACACCACCAATTGAAACAGAACCTACTGGAGCGCCAGATGGATGGTCACCAGTAAATCCACTTGTAGGTACTCTAAGTCCACAAGGACAATGGGTATGGAATGGTGGTGGTTGGGAACAAAATCCTGATTATGATCCAAGTAGTCAATCAACAGATTATTTACCAAGTGGTGATAATGGTCATCTAGTACCAATAGAAGAAACTGGTTTTGATTTCGGTAAATTTATTTGGTTGAAACAAGGAAATCCAAATTTTCCTGATGGAGAACCAATTGAAATTTACAAAGACATATCTGATGATATACCAAACACATTACAAAGTGCCATAGATATAGCTGGTGAATTTCCACCAACTTATAATTCTAATGGGTTTAACGATTCGGTAACCGGAACACAATTTAGTGCTGGATATTCTGTCGGTGACACAGCAGGACCTGGTGGTATATTTATAGTTACCAGTGTTGAAGAAGATCAAGGTGGTTCAGATCCTTATGAAGGTTATTATGTGTGGAATGTTGAATGGGGTCCTAATTTCACACCAGCAAATACACCAGATTTAGGTAGTCTTTATGATTTAAGTAATAATGAAAATGATTTTCAAGGTATAAATCTAAGAGGTGATTTAGATGACAATGAACTTCTCGTTGGTAATAATATTATAAATCAAATTATATCAACAGAGACAACATCGTCAATAAGTTATCGACCTACATATCGAGGTACTTATGTTAAGGCTTTTAATGATGGTTTTATAGAAACCTTTGTTGAAAAATCAGAAATAAATAGTATGATTCCGATAAGACCAGCAAATCTCAGTGGTGCTATAGATGCTGATATGTATGGTTTTGGACACCAAGTTCAATATAACATAACACCAACTATGGCATCTATGCCTCCGGAGATAGCAGCTTACATAGGTAGGGATAATGGAACAAAAACCTTATCAACAAATATAGATGCTGATCTTACATTAGAAAATCTAGGTGTTGAGATAGGTGAATGGAATTCAAACGGTGGAGGAACTTTTACCTACACTGTACCTGATTCTCGTGACGCTGTAACTGAAAACACAGGAGCAAGAAAATGGTGGAAGTATATTGAGTTTAGAGTCGTAGTAAGTGAAACTGCCGAAGGTGAGCAATCAGAAAGTGGTGAAGCTGTAGATCCATCATTTTATGTTGGGTTGAATATATTTAGTATGCCAGGATCAGGTGGACAGATATTTGATGATGAGACTAATCAGATAGTAAGCACTGGTGGTTTAATCAATCTATTTAATATAGAAGAAACGGTTGATGAAAATGGAATACCGTATCAAGAATTTTCTCAAGTACCATCGGGACAAAGAAACATCACTCTCAGAGCTGTTCCAAGTGCTGGTCAATTTGCCGTTGGAGAAGAAGGAACTTGGAGTTTCATGGCTGATCCTGGTGTAAATGTAGATACAATTGGTTCTATTCAAGAATTTTTAAATGATGATGGACATCACGTAGCAATCATAACATTCAATGAAGAAGGTCCTGTAACTGTAAGATATTCTTGGTTTGGTGATGGCGATGGAGGTGGTTTCTAATGGCTGTTACTAGAAATGCTAAGAAAAAAGATTTTAATTACTACCTAACTAACTTAGATTGGGACGATGGTTCTCCAATAGAACGTGATATAAAACAATTTGATCGTAATGAGGTGTTTGAACACACTTATGAAAAACCTGGTTTTTATTCCATAAAGGGATTGACATTCAAGTTTGAACGGGCTATGATAGAAATATCACCACCCATGAATAAAAACATGAATTTAGATTGGAAAAATATAACACCTAGTAGTGGATACTCTTATGTAGAAAGTAAACAACCTATTCTTGATCTTACCTCAAGTTTATCAGAATTTACATTACGTAGTGGTGATGAGAATGATTCTTGGGTAATCAAAAATCGTTATGGTGGTAATAATAATGTCAAGATTGCAAATACAACCTTTGGTACTGGAGCTGCTGCATATGGCTCAGATGTTTTACCAGAAAGCTGGATAAATGCAATTGTTGCTCCTATAGAAAAAAGAACAGAAGGTAGGACACCAGGTATTGGAATTGAAATACGAATGAATATGGATATATCTGATATAGATATGATTTACTATTCCTTTGAATTAAATTTAGCAAATCCAAATGGCGAAGACTCTGGATCACAATATCAAATTCACGAAAGGTCAAATCCACCTACGATTACATCAACTGGAAGTTTAGAAGATGATATCTCTGATGATACAATTAGTACTGATTGGTCTGTAAGCTTTGATTCAGTTAGATATGTTGATGGTATCGGTGGTAATTCAACTGATCCTAATAGAGATGATGATGTAAAGGATGGTGGATGGCGAACATTCAGTGGATATATTTTTGTTCAAGAACCAGATAGTATAGCATCAAATGGTTCAAATATAAGTAAGTTACCATATCAAATAAATTATAGTCAGATTGAGATTTCTCCAAGATATCCTGATGATACACCACAGGATGAAAACACCACTGCTTATATTGGTTTGAGAAATTTAACGATAAGAACACCAAATACAAAAAATATAATTAGACCAAATGAATGGCAAAGATTTTACTCTAATATGATTGTAAATCCAAAAAATAATTATCAATCTCCATTGTATGAACTAAATGATTTTGCTATGATAGGTGGGGCTTCAGAAGAATCTACACATTTTAAAACGTTAGCATCTTTAACTGCTTTTGATCTAGATGATAAAGAATTTAGAAATAATTCATTAGTATCATCATATAATCCATATGACTTTATTGCTATTTACGATACTATGGCAAAATATAATTTTAATTATTATAATGAAGTTTTAGATCCATATACAAATCCTATACATGAAGATTATGCACCATATTGGAAAAATTCTGATGGTGTGAATGAAAGTTTGTTTGATAAAAAAAGAATTTTTAATGGAAGAATTGATAAAGATTTTCATGGAGTATTACAAGACACTGAGATTACTGATGTGGATATAAGCACCACAAAAGTTTACAAAGGTGTTATACCAATGTGGGAACAACTTGGATTAATACGTGAAGAAAATAACAATCCTAATGATATAAGATATTGGAAAAACATAATACCAAAGGATTACAAACTTACTGATAGAGGTGGGTTTTCACAACAACAATTAGAAGATCCAGTAAGAGGATCAACAACTCCAAGAATACCAAGATTGATATGGATAATTGATGAAGAAAATGATCAAAATTGGAATGATGGATATTACTGGCCATTACTACCAAAGATGACAAAACAAGGAATATTTACTCAAGAAATTGAAATAGATCGATATGGTGATGGTAATATAGTAAGCAACGATCCTATTGATCAGACTTTACTTAATCTTGTTTTTGATGCCGATGAAGTAGAAGAATTACAAGACATTACTAATAATTATAATATAGAGTATAGAGTTGATGGTATATTAGACCTTGATGAAAATAATCGAGTAGATTTAATCACAGAGGATATAACTGATACTTTAGAAAAAGATACAACTAAACAGGCATTTTAATGATATTACAATGGAAATTTAATTCAAGATACCCATCGGTTACCAGACCAGGTGTGTTTCCAAGAATACAGGAATTAGATGAATTTGGAAATGATTTACTTGAAGAAACGTGGTATGATCTTACTGGCATAGATGATGAAGAAATAAATAAATTTAAATTTGCTTTGGGAACTTGGACTCAATTTAGTAGAAGAAATAGAAAGATAAGAATTTTAGAACCTGATGCGGTGAACAAAATTACTTATCCTATCACCGATGATGAATCAGGAATAATAACAGAACCAAAACCAGAAAATCCACCTGAAGGTTTTCCAACCAATATATTTGATTGGGCAAAAAATAAAGCAAAACAATTAAATGACGAAAAAGGTTTAGAGGCAGTAGGATCTAATGATCAAGGTGAACCTGAAAGAGGTGTGTACGATACCATGTTTTCTAGAGGAAACAATGGTTGGGTATCAGAAAACTTCAGAGCACCACTAGCAGGACCTGGAGATGGATATCGTGGTAAGGGTTTCATAACCAATAGTAATTTATTTAAAATATATAAAACTAGTAAGATAAATGTGATTTTCTTTGTAGTATACGAAGCTTGGTACACAGTAAACATTACAGATCCTCTGTGGATAGACGACTTAAAAGTTCTTTATCCAAGTGATGGGTATCAATGGCAGTGGTTACCTAATCTAAAACAGATAACAGATCCTATAACTGGTCTTACAGCTTTTGGTGAGTGGATTGAAGGTGGTAGTTTGATCAAAACAGAAAACCAAGCCAGTTCTGATAATCGATATGTTGGATTAGTAACGAAGACACCAAAACAAATTGTATCTGATATTGAGCCAAAGGATTTGTTTTTATATCATGAAATAGGTTCTGATGATTACAAAGATATTTCTTCACCATTAAAGGTATATTTTAGTTTGAATTATGAACAAAGTGACGAAGATGAAGTTAGATCAAGTGATATTATAAAATATCAAGTATTGGAATGGGGTGATGAAGAAGAGCAAATGTCTGATCAAGAAATATTAGATAGTGAGTTTTTTTATCTCTACGAAACTGATGATTCTGTATTTGATGGTACAAAGTATAAAAAACTTTGTTTAATAGCTTCAGAAGCTATGAAGATAACACCACAGGAAATTGGTGATGATGGTGTGGTAAATAGGGGTAAATTGCAAAGTCATGTATACATTGAACCAGGTATAAAAACAATAAAAACAATTGTGATGAGGTTTGATAAAACAGAAATTTTTTTACTTGAAACATCGGTGGTTTACACTAATATATTTATAGCAGATCCAAATCAAAAGATACAAGACTTTAATATATTTGGTGCAGAAAGATATTCGGTCTTACCTCTAGAAAGTGAATTTGAACCAATAATAGGTAGTATTGATAAAAGATCAGATTATGTTACTTCACTAGAACAGATAGAACATAATGATTTATATGAAAGTTCTGATTATTTAGAAAAAATGTATGCTGATGATTTTTTACCAAAAGTAAAAAACGATTTGTATGGTGAATATGCTGGTAATTTAGATTTAGGACAATCTAGAATTTTTAAAAAACCATATAATATTTTTGATTTTATTGGTGGTGATGTATTAGAAATAATAACAAATAACTTTGAATATCCTGAAGATAGTTTACCACAGGATAGTTCTGCTACCGAGATACTTATAAGTAATGAGGATTGTGTTGTTGAACTAAATCCATCTAATATTAATAGTTTTGGTATTGAAAACACAGCAAAATCATCTGAAAAGGGTGTTTTGATTGGGGATTATTCATTGATAAAAGAAAAAGGTGAAGAGATAAGAAGAGACGACAGTATGGAGTTACCACGACTAGAACGAAGAAAAGATAAACAGGCATTTTAATGAAACTTGTTGGAAACTATAACGAAGATGTAAAAAATTTAATTGATGGTGATGATCAATATATCATACCAGTTGATATAGTACCAGTTTTTACTAGAGACGATTACAATACTGCTTTACAAGAATCTCCTATCCCACTTGAAATGAATTTTTCAAATAATTTTCCTAGAATTCAAAGTAATGCTGGTGGAGGTCAAGGTCCTCCATCATTTATACCAGACGAATCTGCTATAGGCACAGCAACACCTATATTAAATAGTAGTTATCAAGAACGTCCAATAGTAAAATTAAATTTATTTAATAGTGTTGGAACATACAAAGGTAGTTTTGAATTAGAATTTAATGTGGATTACTACATTAAAAATAATCAGATATTTTTAAAACCAAACGAAATATTAGATAGGGAACAATATAGAGCTGGTAATTATACAATAAATTTTGATTTTTTAAGAAGACTAAATGTAACAAACACTGAAACTGATAATAGAGAATTATATTTAGCAGAGGTATCTCCAAGTAGAAAAGAAATTAGATTAAATACAGAACCTAAATCATCTAATCAAATAGAAGCACAGCAAAATCAAATAACACGATTTTTACATAATTCACAAGTTATTGATCCTGATAATTCAAATTATAAGGGTTATCAGTTTGAAGGTTTTATAGAATTATTAGGTGGTGATTTAATTCCTATCAATGCCTTTGCTTTTGATAACATTTCAAATCAAAATAGAAATTTAAGTTTAATTTTAAAATTAAATGAAGAATTTCCAAGTAATATAAATCTTTATGATAAGTCTATAAGAATTGTAAGAAAATGGTTTTCGTCTCAAACTCAAGAAATAACTTTTGTTGATAAACAAAATTTAGCAACAGGTGGAGGTAAACCATTACCAGTAGATACATCTTATGTAACCGAAAATAGTTTTGTAGAAGACGTAGTAGAAAGTTATGAAAATTTATCAACCGGTTCTTTAGATATATTATCTGATATAGAACTAAATAAAAAAGATCAAAATCTTAACATAGATTTTTCAGAATTTTCAAATCATGTTTTCTTTGGTTCGGCTGTAAATAAATTAGAAAACTTCAAAGATAAAGTAGTTAAGTTAGAGGGTTTGTATAATCAAATATCTAGTTCTTTATCAATTAGTAGTAGTTTTGTACAATCACAAGCTAGAGAAAAACTTTTTAATGATGTAAGAAAAGAAAAAGAAAAATTTACTGCCTATGAAAGATTCATGTACAATGATAATCAAACAACAACACCAAATTCAGCACCAGGATTAGGAGTTAATTTAGCTGGTAATAATTTTAGAAATAGTTATAAAAGTGGTAACACTTTACTAAATAGATATAATATTTTATCTGGTAGTAGTGCAGAAGGTTTTGATAGACTTCATCAAAAAACAGGATCATCTACTGAGGCAAATTTTGTTCATTTATTCACTGATTTATATCATGTAGAACAACCACCGTTTTTTAATACAAACGACTTTGTATATTTAAGTTTTGTATTAAAAAACACAGGTAGTTTAGAGCAACTTCATATTAGTGGTGGTTTAGCAAATCTTGAAACAAATAACATTGGGTACAAAGGTTATGGGTATAGAAGAGGATATCAAATACCAGCCAATGCTTTCAGTGGTTCAGCATTATCAAATCCTGTACCAACTGGTTCTCATTACAAAAGATATATCTTTAAATCACAACAAAATTATTTTAGACCTACACAAAACGGACAAAATGGTGCTGATGTATCTTCTGATCCTCAAAATCCTCGTGATTATACCTCAACATCAACTGATTGGGAAATATTAAGTGGTTCAAATGTACAATCAGCATCTACCAGTGGTTCAATCGGTGATGGTTACGCCTATGGTATCAGAGATAGTTCAGGTCAACAGACTCAATATATTTTTCCAACAGTTGTTGATAGAAATAATCTTACCAATACTTTTTCTTTTATAACTGGTTCTTTATTACCACAAGGAGATTTATTTCCTGTCTTCATCAATACTGGTATACACAATGCTAAATTTACAGATGTTCGTGTATCATATAAAAATCCTACAAATGTCCATCCATTTTCAACTGTCTACAGACCACCAAGTGGAAGTTATGCTGGTTCAGATGAATGGAACAATTGGTACAATGGTGTACATGCTTCTGCTTCTCTATATGATACAAACAACATACATTCATTAGTTAACAACTTACCTTTAGAGTTTAGAGAAAAATCAGATCATCTTGTTCTTAGAAAATTTGTAAATATGTTAGGTGAACAATTTGATTTACTTAGAAATTATATAGACAATTATTTAAACTTCTATAAACTAGGATATAAAAATCCAAATTCAATGCCAGATAATTTATTACCAATTTTAGGTGATACTGTTGGTTGGGAATTATTAAATACACAAAATAAAGAAACATCTATTGAAGACTATGCAAATAACACTGCTGGTGATGAAGTTGGTGTACAAGCTGTTATTAATTCTACATGGAAAAAGATTTTAAATAATTTAGTTTATGTTTATAAAACAAAAGGAACTACTGAAGCAATACAAAGTCTATTAAATTTATATGGATTTGATTCCAATGGCTTCAAACTACATGAATATGGTGGTTCAACTGCTGAACACAACCCTACGATCATTACTAATGATTCTCAAGATTTCTTAGAGGGTATGACAAATATAAAAGGAAATGTATCATATGTAAAAAATATTGAACCATTTCCAATGATAAATTTTAGAGGAACTAATTCACTTGGAGTGGATTGGTGGAGAAATAACACTACTCCAAATGGTGTAGAGTTTGTATTTAATGCCGATAAAACAACAAATACTCAAACTATATTAAGGTCAAGTGGTTCTAACAATGATCTTTGGGATTTACGACTAATACCATCGGCATCGTCAACTCAATTTAGTCAATTACAATTTAGATTAAATACAACTCCAAGTGGTTCAGGTGCTATTGCTACAAATGCTATATCAATGTCATCACCATATGTTGATTTTCAAAATGGTAATATTTACAATGTATTTTTACAAAGATTATATGTAACTGGTTCTACACCAAATCATTTAGCCAATTTCACACAATCCTATCACATGTTTGTTGCTAGAAAAGATGATGATAAAATACGAAATGTAAGTGCTACAAGTATGTCGTGTCATATATCAGGTGCTAATTTTAATTTTGTAGAACAGGCAGCGGCTAAAGATTCTAATAATTTATTTATTGGAGAAAGTTTATCTGGTTCATTGTCAGAATTTAGGGTTTGGGATTCTTATGTTAGTATGTCTAAATTCAAACAACATACTTTAAATTATCGCAGTACTGTAGCAAACTCAATTACTGGTTCAGTTGCAAGTTTAATTTACAGATATCCATTTGATGAGAACATTGTTAATTGGTCTACTAATCCAAATTCTGCTTCATTAAAAGTTCACGATGCTAATCCACAGAATGTAAAAGATTATTCTATATTAATAGCATCACAAGATAATTTTAATTACACAACTACAATGACAGAACAAACATTTTATAGATTGGGTATAAAGGGTAATGATAAACTACCAAATGACAATCAAACTAATTTAACACCAAAAGTTACTGTTGTTGGTTCTCTTGATCCTGATCAAGCTTCAGTTCAAGATCCAACTGATGCAAGTGGTCAACCAGAAAGACAATATACAAATAGATTTGGTAGAGATGTGTCATATGTAAATGCTATAGATACTTTAGTAATGAACAATATGCCTGATTTTAGAATTGATGATTTTATTGGTGATCCTGATGAAGACCTAACCGATACCTATGAAGATTTGATGAAATTAAGAAAAGCATTAATTAACGATCCACAAGTTCAAATAGATGTCGAAGCAAATATAAGAGCTGTAGAAAATTTATTGACCGATGAAGTAAAAGAAACATTAGAAATAATGACACCGGCAAAAACTAATTTTGAAATGTTTTATGACATTAAAAACGATACATTATTCAGATCAAAAATTGGTAGAAAAATGAAAATGACACCAAAGCTAAATCCAAATAAAGCTATTGGTGTTATTGATGCAGATAAATTTGATGAACCAACTATTACATCTTTTGCTAATAATAATGTTAAAGAGGGTATTATAGATGCTGATAGTTCTGATGAACCAACTATTACATCTTTTGCTAATAATAATCTTAAAACTGGTGTTATAGACGCTGATCAATGGGATGAACCCACTTTAAGTAGTTTTGCAAATGATAAAGTTGTTGATGGTAATATAGATGCTGATCAATGGGATGAACCAACTTTGACTTCAACTACTCAAAACATACGTGGTGGAACTGATATAGAAATAATAAATTTAAGTAATTCTGTAAGATCACCATCGTTTAATGTAACTCCAGAAAAAATGAATGAATTTTTTCTAGGACCTAAAAATAATATAGCTGAAAATGCTGGAACTTCTAGTAATCAAAGATTTTTTAAATCAAAGAATCCAGGAGTTGGTGGTGATTACAATACATATAAATTTGAATCTCGGTTTACTTTCAAAACAATCGGAGATACTGAAAGATTTCATAACTCTCAAAGTCATCATGATGTATTTACATCTTTTAGAAATAGACACTTTGTTGATCAAAATCATGTTGCAAATTATCAATATAAATCATTTTTTGGTATAGGCGCAGAAGTAAATGGTGCACCTAAAACCGGTAGAATGGTTGGTAGAACTAGATTCTTTTTTACTGATACTAATGGTAATATTACATATCCATCAAATCATTATATAAATGCTAGAACAAGTAAAGATGGATTGTTAAATTTAATTTACAAGGGAACTCAAAATGATGGTGGTAATCCAACACAAGATCCAATTAAAAATGATCCACAACCATCGATTGCTGCTTATAGGATATCAGTAGCTGGTTCTGATACTATTAATAGAATTAAAGTAGATCGACCAGTATCTAAAAACATAGTGCTTTTGAATATTGATACTCGTGGAAATGACAGTTCACTTACATTTAATTTATTTAAACGAAATAAATTAATTATGACTAAAAACTTACATACCAGAGGAACTACGTTTCCAAGTAAAGATAAAATTAAATTTAATTTAGTTGGTGATGTAAAAGATTATAATTTTACAGTAGTACCAACTACTAATTTTAGAAAAGTAGATGGAGTCAGAGTTCAGAGAGTAAAAGAGGGTGGTCAATTTGTAGAAAAAGCATCCGTATCTGTATCAAGAAATCCTGATGGAAGTGTAAGAGGTAGGTTTACACAAATCATGGGTGATTTTACTCTATCAGTACAAATAAGATAAAATGATAGAAATTTCTTTTTCACTATATTTATTACTAAATGGGACTAATTAATTATGGGTATTTTAAATAACGACACAGTCATTGTAGATGCTATCTTAACTAAACTTGGTCGAGATAAGTTAAGACAAGGAGAACCTTTGGGCATCACACAATACGCTTTTGGTGATACAGGCGTAGATTATAATTTATACAATCCAAACCACCCATCTGGTTCAGATGCTTATGGTCAAGCTATTACAGGCTTACCACAATTAGAAGCTGTACCTGATGATGATGTTTTCATGAGGTCAAGATTATTTGGAACTGGTGAACGTGGTATACAGAACTATGGATTTATTGATTTACCTGATGGATTAAGAAGAACCATTCAACACATACCTGGTGGTATTCAAAGTACAGCAATCGTATTAAGACCAAGAGTATTTTCTGCTGGAACTGAATTGACTGATACAGAATTCAAATTTACAATTTTAGATCACAGAGGTTTAACTGCTACCATAGGTGGTGCTACCATAGTTGGTAATCCTTTTAAATCTGTAGATGTTGACAAGAGATCAGCAAATGGAACTGAGTTACAATTAAATGCTCAAGCTGGACAAATTTCTAATAATGTTATTAGAACCGTGAGAATAGAATTAGTTGGTGATGGAGCAGCACCAGTTCAAGTTACTATAACAGTACAATTAAATACTGAGATAAATGCACCAGGTGCTGGTGGAGATTCATAAGGATAAGATATGAAAGCTTTTAATTTTCAAGAAGATGTAGTATCAACTGAGATAACAGTAACCGATGGTTTTGCTGATGGTGGAGTTGGAATTTTAAATGGTACTAGTTTTACCACCGCTTCTTTATCAACTGCACAAGAAAAATATTATTACAACTTACAATATAATTCCAAAGATCATTTATCCATAGCATATGGTCACAAAGCTGGTAGTGGTAGTATGAACCAATCTTTAACTCAAGAGGGTGAGACTAAAGCTGTATATGGACAATTTTATAGTTTATTAGAAACAGATAGAAATGAATTAAAGAAAAATACAGGATTTATTATCAATGAAGTAACACAATCAGATGCTTACTTTATTGTAGCTGAGAGATTACAGATGAAAGATAGATTAAATCCTGGTACTTTTACTTTAAGTTTATCAGGATCACTTTCTGATGGTGGGGCATCAACATTACATCTTACCGACAATAGTAAAACATCTGATGCAACTGCAGCTCCCTTTGGTGAAAAATATGACATCGTATCAGGTTCAGCTGGAGTTCAAGTCGGTTCAACTAAGTATGGTTTCTTTTATCCTGATGCTGGTATATTTGTCTTAGGTGCTAATGAAGTTTCTGCAAGTTTACCTGGAACTCCAGCTTATAAAACTGAAACTAATGTTGTTCCGGCAACCTTTCAAGGTAATGGTTTATGTCCTGATCATAGAGTTGTTGATGGTGCGGATAATGCTCATAAACTTGTTACTGCTATCTCCAAAGGATCTGTAACATTGAGATCAGAGGAAAAACAATTTATCTATGATTATTTCTGTAGAGCTAAAGCTAACGAGTTTAACTATTCACAAAATCTAACATTTTGGAGTGGTTCACAATATGATATTCGTCATACTGATATGATTAATAATCCACAAGTTTATATAACAGAAGTTGGTCTTTACGATGAAGCTGGAGATTTAATGGCTATTGGTAGATTAAGTTCTGCCTTAGAGAAAAACTTTAGTTCAGAAGCAATCGTTAAAGTAAGACTAACATACTAGTGTCATGGGATGTTTAAACAATTTACTGAGGATAATGTAAATCTATACGATTTTGTATCAAACAAAAACTATATAAAAAACCAATCTTCTGTTACTCGATATGCCTTTATATCAGGCTCATCAGACGAAACCTTATCACGAAACTATAATTTTGCCAGAATAAATTTATATCTAAGTGGTTCTGATTATACTGTAAATAACAAAAAATACAACACATATCCAACTGCTGGTAATCGTTTAAATCAAGATAATATGTTCTTTGATAAATTTTACACAAGTGGTTCAGTTATATCCATACCACAAAATGAATTTGGAGATAAAATACAACCAGGTAGTTTCACATTAACTGATAGTTCAACAGCAACCACTATTAAAATAGTTGATGATCTAAATGGTAATTTGTATGCTCCAAGTGCTCCATCCTCATCAAATCCAAACCTATCACTATCATCATCGGCAAACTATGTAGGAAATATATTTTATGAATTAGGTGTTTTTACCATAGTGGAAACAGGATCATACGATGGAACAAATAATTATTCAGATGTGACCAGTGGAAATTATACATTAAATTATAAAGGAGTTCATGGAATAACTACTTATGAATATGTCTGTACTGCTCTACCTAATGAATTAAATCAAACACAAAATATTACAATTTTTAAACCTAATGGTGCTGGTAGTTTAAAAGATCATTTAACAGGTAGTGCTTTTCCAACTTATATAACAGAAGTTGGGTTATTTGATGATAATGAAGATTTAATAGGTATAGCTAAAATATCAAAACCAATTCCAAAATCAAGAAAGATTCCGATGAGATTTTATGTTAGAATGGACTATTGATATATTTATTAGTGTATAAAACTTTTTAGGAGAAAACAGATGTTAAAGAAAATCATGATAGGCTTAATAATGGTCTCATCTTTGTTTGCTGAAAATGAAATACTAAAGTTTTTAAAGTATTCTACAGCATATGCTAGTTTCAGTTTAAATGCTCCACGATATCAAGATGACAGATTTGCTATTGTTGGTGGGTTATCCACAGGTGCTTTAGAAGTTAAAAGAACCGAAATGGAATTAGAACCTGATTTTCAAACATCTTTTGGATTAAGAAAAGTAGGTAGGTTTCAGTATGAACCCAAGAGAGGTGTAAAGTCTGCTGGTAAAGGTGGAACTTGGTATGATGGTTCAGAACAAAATGCTAATGAAAGTGCTACATTTGGTCCAGTGAAAGGTTGGGAATACCTGATCAAATGGTCAGAAGGTAGACAGTGGGGTAATGAATATGTCAATCAAGAATATTGGGTAAGATATATTGGTGAATGGGCGATGGCTAAAATAGGTTTGACTGAATTAGGATTGGAAGACATTAGTTATGTTCATGGTGATATAAGATTACATCTAACACCTGAAGCACTGAATGAAAAGTTTCACATATCTGTTGGTGCTAAACACAGACAACATCCTGTATATGGATTTGATGCCATGGTATTGGATACAACTTGGTACAGAGGTCAATGGTGGGCGTTTGCTGAAGATGCTTTTGGTATTGATGATAATATGTGGTTTGATCCTACAATGCAAGATGAGAACGGAGATTGGATACATCAAGAGTTATACGAATATGATGTAGAGACAGGTGAGCTTGTACCAATAGAAGGTGATGGTCCTTTTTGGAATGAAGGTGGTGAGTATTGGGGACACGATTGGTTGTGGAGAGATGCTAATGGTAGGATATTTGCCTATACAGATAGAGAGTATTTTATCTATCATTTTCCAGGTATGTTAGAAAATTATATTGGTGGTGTGAAGAAAGACTTGGGATATCAAAGTGAAACATCTTTGGTCTTAGGTGTTGATTTCTACCACTATGATGAAAATTGGTGGATACATGCTTGGGGTAATTGGATGCCGATACACTATGGACATTCTAAACATGCATATCATAATGCTGCTCATTACCAAGAACATTTGGAAAAAGGAATGCCTGCTCACAAGTTTATGTATATGAAATCAATGTGGCATGATTGGAATGATTACGATATGGGAGCAATATTTGGAGTAAAACTAAAAGATAATCTTGGAACATTTGCTGAAGGACGATATCTGTATTATTGGGAAAGACCAGCATATGATATCAAGTTAGGAATTAATTATCAATTTATGGGGTGGTAAAATGAAACACGAGGAAATATACAATATGATAAGAATGATTTACGGTTCACTTCTAATGGTAGGTATGTTTGCAATACCAAGTTGTGAAGATGATAGAGTGGAAGAAGAAGTGGTGTTAGAACCAAATATGCAAATGTGGGTAAATGGTGATCCAATAGATCCGTATACTTATTATGGTTCAATAACAACTTTTGGAAAGAAAGAACTTGGTGAGGATGGTAAGATAAAGAAACTATTGGTTTTTCACTTTCAAAGAGAAGTCGGTAGAGTTTTACCAACATTAGAACATTATGCTACCATATGGTATGATGAAGATGGTGAAGATAATAACAACCTAATTGATTCTGGTATGTATTTGAACTATGGTGCAGAGGATACTTTAGAAAACAGAGAACAAACAATCAATTTGGAAATTATCGGTAGTCAAGATTATACAAATTTTGGTCAAGCTGAAATAACAAAAGTTGAAGATAACAAAGTTTCAGGTATAGTAAATGGTCAGTTCTACAATCCATACAGAGATGAATTACAAATAGCATTATTGGTATTTGATAACATAGAAATCGGAATGGATCCTGAAGGAACATTCTACGATGATGAGTAATAAAAAATGAGCGATGGAATCAAATTAGGACAATTGTTATGTGATGCAGATATCATTACAAAAAGACAATTAAGTAAAGCCCTAGCAGAACAAGTCAAAGGTCGTAAAGGGACTATTGGTGAAATTCTTGTTGAGATGGGTTTTTGTTCTTTTGATGATATTACAGACGCTTTGATGAACTCATCAACTGATACAGAAAAACATGAAGATAAACATGAAGAAATTCATCAAGAACCAATAGTAAAGGAAGAACCAAAACCAGCGCCTGTTGTTGAGCAACCAAAGAAAAAAGAACCGGTTGAATTATCAGAGGATAAGGTTTTAGATACAAAATTTACATTATCTATACAAACAATGATAGCAGCTGGAACAGGTTTAGCCTCATTGATTGGTATGTGGTATACATTACAAGGGGAGATTGAAGAAGCAAAAGAATTACCAAAAATTGATATAGAGTCAATTTTTACGGATGAATATCCATCCAAACCCGATGGTCACAACTGGCCACGGTCATATGAACAATACAAAAACCAAGTCGGAGGTCTGCAGGAAGATATGGATGCTGTATATGATTTATTAGATGAATATGAAGAAACTATAAAAGAATTACAAAAAGATATCAAAGACCTTGAAAGACGAAAGAAGGACAAGTAGGAGTTTGTTATGAGATATATACTAGGGCTAATATTATTTCTATCTGTTACATATGGACAGGTAAACGATAAAAACTTCAAAGAAAAAGTAAATGGTGGTGTCACTGTTGCAGTTTTTACTTCGGAGTGGCAAGAACAAGAATTAGATAAGAAAATACTTAAAGGAGTGGGTGGTTATCAAGATGCTGAAATACTCTATGTAAAAAGCGAGGATGCTCCAAAGGTTGTAAAAAAGTTAAGATTTAGAAACTTTCCATCGATTGCCCTATTCTTTGATGGAAGTAAAAAAGAAACTTGGAAAGCCGATATGGATGGGGAAGTAGATTGTTCCTCAAAAGAAATAAGAAACGCTATTGATGATATGTTGGCAGAAGATGTATTCTAATGAATATAGCACTTATAGCTGGTCACTTAGCATTTGGGCTAATAGCCTTTTCTTTTCTGGTCAAGGACATCTTATGGTTACGAGTTGTATCTATACTGGCGAGTCTCTTCTCAGTATTTTATAATTACTTCATACCAGTCGAACCCATGTGGTTGGCTATCAATTGGAACATTGTCTTTGTTCTTGTAAATCTCTATCATATCGCCGTTATCATATATGAAAAACGACCAATCAAAATGGCACCAAAAGATAAAGAGTTGTATGAAACCCTATTCAAAGAATTAAGTCCTGTAGAGTATCTAAAGATAACAAAGATAGCAGAATGGAAAAAGTTTAAACCTGGTGAAACTTTAATCAGAGAATCACATATGGTTACTGATTTGATTTTGATATATAATGGAACTGTTGATGTCAATGTAAAAGGTGAAAAAGTTGCTGAACTAAAAGATGGACAGTTTGTAGGTGAGATGTCATTTCTTACAGAAAAGTCAGCAACTGCTGATTGTGTGGTGAAACACGATACAGAATGTTTGATGTGGAAACAACCTGAGTTTAAAGATTTGTTGAAACGAAATCCATCTTTGTATTATACAATTCAAGGATTACTTAGTAACCAATTGGTAAGTTACAGTAACAAAAATTAACAACTTGTTACAATATCGTATATTTCTGTTACAAAAAACACCTAAAAACACCCTAAAAAAAGTTTGGTACAGTTCTTGTATAATATAGGTAAATAACTAAATAGGAGAACTGAAATGTTCAAATCAATAATACGATATCTAAAGAGCACAAAAGGTAACTCACTTGCTGAATTTGCTGTAACAACTGCGATGATGGCAACACTTGCTACCACTGCTGCACCTAAGTTTTCAGGTGTTGGAGAAGGTGCTAAAGAAAAGAAAACGATGGCTGATATTGACAAAATTGTCAAATCTGCTAACAATTTCTATAACTCTAAAGTAACAACTGAAGGTCGTGGAAGATTTCCAGGTCAAACTAAGTATGATGCTGCTGTTGGTGGATATGCTTCTGATTCTTTGTTAATTGCTGGTGTGGCTAATTTCACATCTTACGATGATGAAGAAGGATCAAAGTGGGCTTCTGTATTTGGTACAACTACTAATGGTGCAACTGCTCCAACTGGTCATAACATCTCTATTGCAGAAGATGATGACAAAGATGGTTCATTTGATGTTTACTCAGGCGCTGAAGAATTCTTAAACGAATTTGGTGGTAACCCAATCAAGACTCCTTTTCAGGATGGTCATTACATCTATGCGGTAATCGCTGGTGGTGGAAGTGGTTCGGGTTCTTATGCTCCAATTCTTTATGTTGCTGACTTGGAAAACCCAAGTAACTTTAACAAGAAACTACAACCATAGGAGAACTAAAATGTTGAACCAGAAAGGATTTACATTAATCGAATTAATCATGGTTACAATTATTTTAGGTATCTTAGCTGCTGTTGCCATACCGAGATATATGACAACAGTTACAAAAGCCCATGAGGCTGCTGAAGATGCGGTAATTAACTCTATAAAAGCTGGTTTAGAAACTTATGCTGTCGAACAACTAATGGACAATGGTAGGAAATCATGGCCTACAAATCCATTCGATGCTCTAGATACTAAACCTGCTGGACACACTACAGACACAGATGATGCTGATGTTGATGGAGAGTGGACATACAATACCACTAGTAAGAAAATCACACATCAAAGAAGTGACAACACTCGTGTGTCTTGGCAATACGATGAGGGAACACAAACAGGCGATAATGCTGCTGTGGGAACTTTGGGATCAAGAGCTAGTCTATAGGAGTTGATTATGAAAAACTCTAACGGATTTACTCTGATAGAGTTGGTTGTAACCATCGCTTTAGTGGGGATATTGCTGGGAACGGCTATCCCCACTTTTCATAGGGTGGTTGCTGAAACTCAATTCCAAGTAAACATATCAAACATGGAAATAATAAAAGATACATTTTTACAATATTATTATGACAA